ATCTTATCGTTATTAAACCAATATTTTAATTTGTATAAACCACCACACAAATAAACTTTATTTTTATCTTTCAATCTTTCAATATTCTTTGACACTTCACAGCGGCTAATATTACCAACATTCTCTGATATTAGAGACAAAGTATAACACCCAGTTATATTACATTTATTAAACACAGTCTCAATCACGTTAATATTATGCTGCAAATTTTTATCTGGCATATTTAAACTACAACTACATACCTCCACTATAAACTTAGTATTAGATTTTTTATTTTTAATCAAAAAATCAGGTGTCAAACCAAATAAATTAGGTTCAATCTCTAATAGTTCATATTCTTTAGAATCATGTAAAAACTGCATAACAAACAACTCTGTCAAAGAGGACCACATATCGTTTGTCAACAACCGATCTGGATTGCAGCAGTATTTGTGAGAGTACAGATTAACAGCGCGCTTTACTCTCTCTTCTATATCTATTTTAGATAAACCGTACCTTGCCAAACTATCATAAGGCAGTTCTTCATTTAATCGTCTGTAAAAAACCTCATAAATGTTTGGTTTATATTTATTCTTCATCTATCAACTCCAGTGTGCCATCCCAACCATCTAACTCTGGTTTGAAAGCAGTATAGTCATTATATTGTTTTGAACCAGTAGCATCGTACAACGCTTCTGGTGTCTTAATTATTTCTCTAAGGTTCTCAACACGTTCATCAAAATCATTACCTGGGATAACACCACCTGGCCTGTTTATTCCCACAAACCCGACATGTTCTTGTCGGTTAATACACGGATTTATAACATATTTTCCTTCCTCTATCATGGCAAGATCCACGCAGCGGTTGTGGAGCCCCGCTTGTTGCCAGTGGATCGGAGTATCATCCTTATATTTATAGCCTTTTTCTCTATACCCCTTTCCACAAAAATGTTTGTCCATGGCGTTAATAAAACCAGGCTCATTCTGATAGTATTCCACAGTAGAATGCGGTAGTATATAATCAGTATGAAATTGTTTAGGTATTAGAGGAGCCAAAGCAGCATAATGATGTCTCTTGAATACGTGATTTATATTTCCATCATCCTTCTTACAGAACGGAGAAAGAACACTATACTTACCTTGAATCTCTGGCATATTAAGTAACACATCCATGAATTTAAAGTACGTCTCATGTACCAATATATCATCCTCTATATAAACAACGTAATCATCTGTCATTTTGAAAGCTTGCTTCATCCCCTCAAGAATCGTAACAGTTAATCCGTGCCTTTTCTCTCTGAATGCGTATTCACATTCGCCAGGATATTTTTGTATAATATCTAATACTTCTTGTGGCGTTCCAGCCTCTACTAAAAATAGTGTTTTGAAATTATCTAACGAGTGATATTCTCTCGCCAGCATTTCGTATTCTATTGATAGATGTAACATCTCTGGCCTGTTGTATACAGGTCTTAGTATAACTTGTTTACTCATAATTAGTCTCCCTTATAAATCATATCACCTATACCACATCCCCAACATATAACTTCTTCTTCTTTGAAAGTCATTATGCCGCAATGGAAACACTTCCAGTAATCAGGTTGAATCTTTCTTCCAAGTTTTCTCACAAACATACCAACTTTTATTCTTAGATACTTCATTTCTTCCTCACTTTCATTTCAAAATTGCTGCCTGATTCTTTATAATCAACCTCTTTCAAACCACATCTTTTACATACCGAGGAAAACCATTTTCTATCAAAACCAACATAATGAAAATTCCCTGGATAGTCTTGCGCTCCGTAAAGAAGCCAAGAAATAACCTTAGCATCTCTTCCGTTCATATATTGTTTACATATATAAGCCAGGTTTGGTAGTCTAAACTCAATAATACCGTCCTTCTTCAACAACCTTCTCCATTCTTTCATCAGTGTCTTGGTTTTAGAAAAAGGAAAGTGTTCTATTATGTCACTGGCTAAAATATAATCCACACTCTCATCTTTAAAAGGCAGAGGTTTGCTTAAATCTAATACAAGGTCTACATTTTTTAAGCTCCGGCGAAAATCCACATTAATACATTTATGTCCAACAGGATATCTATCATATGTTCTGTCACCACAACCTAAATTTAGTGTTAATTTCATATTTTTGAAATCTCCGCTACCATCTTACCACTAACTACCGGCCAAGTAAAATTTGTTTTTATATTTTCACTCAACATATTACCCTTTTCCTTAGCTACGTCTCTATGTTTGTAAACATACTCCATAGTTTCAGCAGCATCTAATACATCTGCTGACGCCCAAAGCTGATCCGCAGTATACCAAGGGCCCCATACCATACCAAAAACTGGTCCCAATGTATAGTCAACCAAATAACTATTATCCTCATTGGCGTATTCTTTTACACCACCAAAGTTTGTAGATATTAGAGGATTACCAAAAGCTCCGGCAGTAAAACCACTCAACCCAAAACCTTCTCCACGATCTAGTGTTATAAAACAATCACCTCTAGCATGCAAACCCAGAATTTCATTTCTGGTGAGAAGATCAAGTATTAGATATACAGGTGCGTGTTTTCCTGGTAAAGGAGTCAGTTGTTTCAAACGTTTCAGAGTTTCTTTAACTTTACCTTTATCATTATCAGAATAATTAGTCCTATATGTTTTTAAAACCAACGCAACATCCTCTCCACCCTGAAAAGCATGCCAATACGCCCTAACCAATGCTGTTGGGTTCTTCCTTTCCATAAACTGAAAAATATCATAGAAAACAAAAGTATCTTTGTTTACTCCCCTAATATTGTATGGTTTAATACCTTCAAATTCTTCAGTATTAATTCCATGTGGTACAACACCAACAGGAACAGTAATTCCGCTTGACTTATACACTTCCGTATTCCAATCACAACAAGTTAGAATCATGTCCATCTTGTTCATCATTTCTACCCAGTCTGCTGGAAGTTTTGTAGTTTCCCATACCGTGTAACCAATATTGGTTTTTCCTTGCTCACTATACTTACTAAAATGATGGGGCGTGGCGTGAACAATAACCACATTATAATCTATTTCCTTGTTAATCAGACTCTCCAATGTTTTTCCATACTTCTCATTCACCGGTCTAATCTCTTCAAAGCTTATAGGTGATACCGTGATAGGCACCCCCATCTGATGCAGAGCTAATATGTAGCCTCTTGATGCTTCACCATAACCTGATCCGTCCAAAGCAGGACTAACATATTTAATTCCCTTTATTTTCATTTTTTTCCTCCATGGCACCCGTCCTTATTTCTGCCAACTCTTCTGAAAAACCATATAAATGCAACCCCTTACTTGAATAAAGTATCTCTCCATCATTTAATCCTGTCATCTCACATATAAATTCTTTCAATAGCTGTATACCACCAATATTTGTCACCCACGCGTTATATAGATCATTGGATCTGAAATACACATATACATGCAAAACACCATCTATAACTCTCCAATCCAAAGTCCTTAAACATTCAGGGTCCTTTAAATTTATACTGTCCGGAGAACCTATAGACATACAAGCTTGGTTTGTATTTGGTGATGATGATAACATTTTAATCACCTCACCTAATTGTGGTTTTATACTACTTGAATATCTATATAACTCGTTTTTTTCTAATTTATCATCCAAAAGATAGTTAGCAAAATACTCCTCTACAGTTGCATCATCTGTCGGAACAGCAAGATTAGATCCTTCTGGCATAGACAAAAACGGCCTATTAGAAGGGTACTTTATTCTGACAATAGACCAAAAATATTCTAACCTGGTTTGCCCCTCGTAAGATCCTTTATCAATAATATATTTTCTTGAATATTTGCTATCGAAAACATTATACAAAAGAGCAAACCAAGCATCATTTATATCTGTAGCAGTGTAACTAAAAAGCTCCAACATTAAATCTCCTCTGTATCTATTGTTCCTGTGTCATTAGATTTTTCTTCTTCAGTCTTAGGTTTTAGTTCTTCCTGAAGCTCTTCATAAGCATTATCAAAAACTTTCAACCATTGGGGCGCAATAGCTCTCTGCCAATCCATTGACATATTAACCCAACGATAAGCATTCTCTGCCTTCTCTTTGGCTTCGTCATAATTATTATAAACATGCAACATCTTCTTAACCATGTCATCTACATCTACCAACGGACGGATAACTTCATTGTCGTGTCCTAGTATTGTATATAAACTAGGATTTCCACCACTCTTAACCAAATAACCCCTGTCCTCTGTAATAAACTCTGACATAGCTGTGTTATCTGGCATAATAATAGGTGTTTTTGTAGCCATCCCTTCTATCCAACTCAACCCAAAACCCTCGCCTAAACAGGTGCTAATAACACAATCACTGATATTATAAATCATATTAACAACTTCTCTCGGATACCCTTGGTTCGGACCAAAATTTTCCGGAAAAATAACATCATCTCTAAGACTTAAGCCATGTGTTTTACAAACATCAACTAGATCCCAACCTTGATCTTTCTTAGCCATATGTAAATAAAGAATTGACTCAGGAACTTGCTTTCTAAATTCTTTAAACGCTGTAATTGTTCTAGGAATATCTTTTCGCTGTTGATTTCTATTCAAATTTGTAAATACAAATTTATCAGCATGTTGTCTGAAATATTTTTCTCTAAAAGCCTTAACTTCATCCGGTGATATTGGATGATATTCACGTGTATTAACACCATGAGGTATAACCTTAAGCTCCGGAACATCTGAATACATCTTCTCTGACATCCTTTTACCAAATTCACAATAAGCAACAGGATGATCAACAGCACTTATATTTTTAATCCACTGTTCCTTAGGTTCTCCGTCAATTGGGTAATAACAAATTGATTTAAACTTTCTATTATGTGCTTTTAATTGCCCAATCAATTCAGGCAAAAAGTCCAAAATAAAAGTATCTTGCAAAAAGAAAAGTAAATCATATTTCATCTGTGGAATCATATGACAGATCTTTTTCCGGCCATACGGATCATTTTGTGGATTAGTACCAGTGGGCCATATTTTATAAGGATAAGGATGTGGAACACCCCAATAATTAATACCCAAAATATCAACCTCATATCTTCCGGATTTATATAAACCCTCGAAAATATTCCTAGAAACTGTTCCAAAACCAGTAGCACAACTTGGTGTATCGCAATATGCTAGTACTTTTATTTTCTTTTCTTGATTCGGAACACCACCCATATTCGCAACGGGCCTATTAAATGTTTTTTTCTTAAATCGTTTTTTTCCCTTTGCCATTATACCAATCCTCCTTACTTAACCTTCTTCTTAGGTAATTTCTTAGTCGCCAAAAAAGGCGATGTAACATTATGATTTGCTGTATTTTCTACAGCATCTCTTATACTAGGTTTCTTATTAATATAATCCTCAACCTTCTTCTTATTGACAGTCACCATTTTTACAAATTCTTTATTCGGAACATTTTCAAAAACAGTCTTAGCATTATAAGTCACTCTAGAATTCTGTCTTATATACATTTGTTCTGCACCGTTATCAATGTTTTTTCCTGTTTTCTTTATGCGTTCCATAGCCAGCATAGTTAATTCTTTTTCTCTTTGTTCCAATATTTTTTTAGTGTGTCTAATTCTAGACCAATCATTTATAAGATCTTCGTTATCATATTTCTCTGCTTTCTCAAAGCTATAATTATCCTTCTCATACGCCTTTTTATATGTTGTACAATAATCCTTAAAATCACACCATGGACAGAACATATTCAAACTTGGAGTTGCATCCCTCTTAGTCAAAGACTTCATTTCATCATGCATTATTTTTAGATACCTAGAAAACTCTTCCATTTCCCAAGGTGTTCTGTAAGTATCCATAGGTACTGATTTTAAAAAATCAAGTCTAAGAATAACACGTTTATATTGAGGCCACTTTATATTGGCAACCAAATTATATATTGATAACTGCATATCGTGTTTAAGTTTGTCAGGTGTTGGTCTAGTTGAAGATGTTTTATAATCAACAATCATCAACGTTTCATCATTTATTTCTGTTACTAAATCCAAAGCGCCTATCAAAGAAACACCCTCTGCTGTATAAACAGCATTATCTGTACGCATACCAAATGTTTCTTCTAGACCTATAATATTATTCCCTGCACTTTCTTTAAAATTTATTAATTTTCTCTCAGTGAGTTCTTTACCTAACAAATGTAAACCATAATCATTCAAACCCTCTTTAACAGACATTTCATCATAAACACTTAGTATTTTTTCAATATCTTCTTTATCAAACTTTCCTTTTTCTTTCCATACTCTGCCGGCAAATTCTAATGCCTCATGACAAGACAAACCTAACTTAAAAGCAGGATTAGCCATCTTTGGTAAATGATCTACATAATTAAACCAATACCTTTGTTTACACTCCAAAAACATATTTATTCGTGTAGCACTTAGTTTTAATTCTTTTGCCATTTTCTACACCTTCTTTCCATCAATTTCAATTATAGATTTTTCTGCGTAACTACCATCTTTTGCATATCTGTCAAGACTTTTATTGCCACCAGCTATACAAACTCTACCGCATTTGCATGTTAAAAAAGCTCTGACTGTTTTAGATACTAATATCGTCTTACATTTGTTACACTTTACTGAATTTTTTAGTATTATCATTTGTCTTTTCCTTTCTTAACCTCTGTCTCATAAAAACAAACTGCTTGACAAAGCGAATCCGTTACATCATTATCCTTTTTAAATTCAAACCCATCTAACCCGTACAAACCCACCATACAATTAAAAACATCTTCTTTTGTTTTAGCTTTAAAATAAGATTTAGGTGTATTTACATTCATTACAAACGGTTCTATACCTGAGACCTCCATACAACATACTTTTGCCACACCAGCGAACTCACATAACACTTTTAATGTTTTTACATTCCTTCCAAAATAACCATTCTCTATCACTACAAAAGATGGGTTATATTTCTCAAGAAGTTTTGTTATTTCTTTTTTAAACTTAAATAACCGTTCAGCTCTACCTTTTTTTGGACTCGTTTTTATAATTCCATAATCATGCATATTGGTTCTAACTAAAAAACACCAACCAGTTGAAGCTGCAGATACATCTAAACTTAAAATTCCAAACTTTCTTTGTTGCATGAGATTTCCTTGAGTAAATTTATTTGTTCTTCTGTTAGATCATCCACATTAGGTAGCTCCATTCTAATTTTTATATAAAGATTTCCATTTTCGCCGCCATTTCTACCCGTAAATCCTTTGTTTAATTGTTTATCTATAAACCCATCTCTAGAATTTTTAGGTATATGAACAATAAAATTTCTCTTTATATCTTTTTTTCCACTGCCATCACAAACATTACATTTCTTAACACCAACTTCACCAAGACCCCTACAAGCATTGCAATTTACAGTTTGTGAAAACATCATATTACCTCTTCTACCAGATTCCGTTCTCGATCCAGCACCATTACAATTAGGACATATTTTCCACTCACTATTACCTGTTCCACTACAACTATTACAAAGGTCTGTAATAACCAAATCAAAACTAACTTCTCCACCTATTATAAAATACACCATAGGAACATCTTTAACAAATTTCATATCATTACCCTTAACTGGCGCATTTCTATCAGGTTTATTATATCTACCGTGCATCTTATTAAAAAAATCAAAACCCATTCTAGAAAACATAGCCTCACCATCTATACCTTGATTAGTCGGTTTGGCCAAAGCAGAATAAGCTTCATTTACTTCTTTAAACTTCTCCTCCAACACCTTATCACCATTATTCATATCTGGATGATACTTTTTAGATAATTTTCTATAAGCTTTCTTTATTTCCTCTTTAGAAGCACTCCTATCTAAACCCAATATTTTATAATAATCTTTAACCATCAGCTTTTATAATCTCCCAACTGAAACCACAATCAGTACATTCAAAACTATTATCAGAAGATTGATAACACACAGCACCACACCTTAAACACTTATGAACATAATCACTCATACAAGATTCAACAGACTTATGTGTCATATTTATTGCTATATTAGGTAGGTCATCTATATCTTCAAAAACATCATCTAATTCATTCATATCAAAAACAGTTGTATCTAATATCGGTTTCCCATCTACACTTCTCCATGCCATTCCACAATCCATACAAATATTATAAGACACATCTATAGAACCACCACAATGCTTACATGGTAATTCTTCTACAAAAAGAGTTCTAACATCATCTTCCTTTCCACAACTAATACATTTAATATTCATAATTCTCCTCTCAATCACCAACCGTAGTACCAACATCATCTGGTTCCAGCATTTCTATAACCTGACCTATTATATCAACTTCATTTTTCCTAAAAACCAGTGCTATTGGAGCAAATAACTGATTTTGCTCTAATTTTGGATATTTATTGGCAGCAAATAAAACTTTTGAAATTGCTGGAATATACATAACTTTATTCTTAACATCATAAAGAGAAAACTTGCCATCCGACTCTTTAAACAACTCTGGACAAAGCTTATTATACTCCCCAGAACGTGGGATCGTTATTTTATATTGTTTCTTATGTGCTTTAAACATATAATTAGCCGCCGGCAAAAGAGCCATACTAGGTGTACCTGTATGCACATCATCAGAAACCCAATTATCTAAAGCTACCTGAACTTCCCTATCATCACTTATTTTCTTTTTTCTACCCATTATTGTAGTCCTCCTCTTCATTTACAATTTTGAAATAATCTACTACTACTTCTGTCCAATACTTTTTTTCTACTCTATCACAGGTTTTACACTTACCATCGTAAGAACTTTCTTCTATATGCCCATTAATCTTAATATAAGAATCATTAGACACGTCATTCAAACCTTCTGCTGTAGCATTCCATCCTGCTATTTTCAAATACTGAAACTTACCGACTTTATCAGATAATGGAATAGCTAACTTAGCTTTAAACAACTTACTTCCCCTATCACCGACTGTTCTAAAACTTGGATAAACTATTTTACCAACTAATTCAACAAAATTAACACCTTTCATTCACGCACCTCCACATCGATATAATCAGCCAAATAATCAAGAAGACTACTCTCATCTAAATCTGCTGGGTCCTTTCCATCTTCAGTAATAAAAATCGGTGTTACATCTATTTTGCTTCCAAAATTCTCCATTGCCTTAATTATGCCGTGAGCACCTGGCGTGTCACAATCAAAAAATAAAACTACGCCATTACTAGCATAAGAATATAATAAATTCTTTTGCCCTTGTGTAATATGAGCACCCATAACAGCAGCCACGTTTTTTATACCCATTTGATGTAAACGCCAAACTGATTTAAAACCCTCAACAACTATTAAAGGTTTATCTTTTATATATTCCTTAGCATTATTAAGATTGTATATTACCTTATCTTTATCAAAACCTTCTGTATGTACATATTTAAAATCATAAGAAATATTTTCTCTTACGTCACGCATGCTGTAGGCAACAAGCTCACCTTTTACATCTCTTATAGGAATAACATCACGTATATACCCATAACCATCAGTATAGCCGCCTGCAACTTCAAAAAAATCAAGCGTATCATTTGAAAACCCTTGATGGTTAAAAAACTGAGATCTAAATGGTTTGAATTGTCTTAGACAATCCTCTGTGACTATAGATGATTTTGGTCTCATCTTCTTATGCGACCTAATAAAAGCTTGTCTTTCTTTCTTTCTTTTAAAATCAGCATAACTAGAACCACTTAAATCGCCAACCATATTTTTAAGTTTATCAACAGCATCCATAAACCCTACACCAGACACGCCTTTTATTAACCCTACCACATCATTACCAAAAATTTCATGACATCTATGAGAAAAACAAACCCACGTCTTTGTTTCCTTGTTAAACCTAAAAGACGTCATATTATCACCACCATGTATCACACAAGCACCTCTAATCTCTTTACTAGTCTCACGAGATATCTTAAAACCAAGAGAATCTAGAAGATAACGAGGCTCAACAGACTCTTTAGCACGCTCTAACACTAGTCTGAATTCTTCTCTATCATTATTTGAGCTTTTTTTCATCATCACTGCCATGATTTTTTACTAAACCTTTCCCATACTCAATTAATTGGTTATGTGGTAATGCTTCATTTATCAAAAGTCTTGTCTTTTTAAATATATAACTTATGCCCTCTTCAGGTGTTTGACCACCTCTTCGTGTGTCCCTAACAATAAGCTTCATGTACCCACCATCTTCTGGCGCTATTTGCATTTCATCTTTTGTTCTTTCTCGCCACTCCATCACAACATCAGCAAACCATGATATTCTATCACTACCGGCAACATCATTATCTCTATTCAACTGTACTGCCGATAAAAATGGAATACCCAATGATCCTGCTAAATCCTTTAAACGAGTAGCCACATCGCCTAAAATCTGCCATTCTTTTCTTTGTTTGTTTGTACTAGAACTATCAGGTTCTTTTAGATAATCAAATATAGCCAAACCAATATTTTCTTTTATCTTATATTTTTTATAAATTGCACTGACCTTGTCTACAGAGTAAGCTGGCATTCTTTCATGAAAGAGTTTATTTCTCTCCATAATTTTTACACACTTGCTTACAATAGTGTCATACTGCTCTTTTGTGTAACCACCGTGCTTTATAACTCTCTCAGGAATCCCACTTAGCATTGCTATTACCCTATCACGCCACTCTTCGAATGTCATCTCTGTATCAATATACAAAACAGGAATCTTTAAACGAAATGCAGCATTAGCTGCCACATTTGTTAGAAAAGTACTTTTGCCCATTTTTTTACGTGCGGATATAATATTTAAAGTACCTGGAACTAAACCATCTATCTGTGTATCCAGAATATTATAACCAGTAGAAATACCACTCATCTCTGCACTACTGTCTTTTTTTTCATTTATATAATCCATTAACCCTACAGATATATCACGAGGCTCACTGATAGCTTTAGTTTTAGTAGATAGATCCATAACTTTAGCCTCTATCATACCTAACAAATCCTCACTATTTTTTCCATCTTTACAATTATCTTCTACTACGCGAATATTATTTGACAAATCATTATATATTCTATATTTAGTACTGGCTTCTATAACATTTTTAACATAATAATCAAGATTCTTGCGTTCCAAAGGCATCTGCCTAATACTTTCTATATAGTCATACCCACCTATATTATCTGATACACCATTATTCTTGGCCTCATTAACTATCATTGACACATCAAATTTATCGAGACCACCTCTTTCCACAAGTGTTTTCATTATCACATAGATAGTTCTATGGTCAGAAGAAAGAAAATCTGTTTCATCTACCTTAGAACAGATGGAATAAAAATCATCAGCTCTCTTTAGTGAATAACTCAACAGCGAACGTTCATCACCAGGCTTACAAAACATTTCTTTAGCATCAACAGACATTTTTAATTAGAATACCTTTCTTTTCTCACAGAATAAAGTTCATTTTCTCTTCTAGTAAGCTCTCTTTTTAGAGTGGATATTAAATCGGAAATCATTTTATCCACACCTTCTACAATCATTAATTCATCTCTCATTTCATATATACTTTCACTTATTGCTTTTAAAACATCTGATGTTTGTACAATATAATCAACTGCGGATGTCTTAGTTTTACAAACTTTCATAACTTTCTTATCTTCCACCAAAATTTTATTAACTTCAGAATCTAAAATCCTTTGTTTTTGATGAATACTTACTCTTGTTCTGTTCACTTCAGCCTTAAAATATATCAAGTACTGTGATAAGGCCGTAGCATACTTACTAATAACTGGCCCTTCTTTTGCATCTAGATTTCTAACATCAAAGGTAAGAATTTCATTTATAAAATCAAGGTTTGGTTTTACTTTTTTAAATATGTAAACACCATCATCCATTATGAAACCTCCTCATCATTAGAATCTAAGTTTTTAAAATTTTCCGGGTATATACCAGTACAAAAATAATCAAAATTTTGTTCGTTAGTATCAATATCTCTAAACTTATACCAATTAGAAACAAAACCTTTTCTATTTTCATCTGTTTGTCTACACTTTAACGAAAAATCACAATATACTGGATCGCCAGACTTAGTCCCATCTTGCAGAGGGCACCAGTCCTGACAATCTTTACCACGTTTAATTGGATCTCTATCTACAGGAATAAGTATATTACTCACAAAAACCCTCCTCTAAAGACTTCATAATCTTTGACAAAATTAACTCTTTTGTAGCATCTTCATCAAAATTAAATCTAACAAATGAAATACCTTCTTCGTTTGCATACTCAATTTTAAGATTATCACGTGTTTTCTGCGCCATAAATTTACGCTTATCACCATGAAAATGCTTAACAAATCGAGTATGCTGCTCACCTTGGACCTCTATTAGAATACCAAGATCTTTTATAAAAAAATCAAAAAATAACTTAACCCCTTTAAATTGAACATAATGTTCTTTTACTACCGTATTAAGAGGAAAAATCTCCTTAATCAACTTATATATATTATTACTTATTAAACTCATAAAATCCTTCTAAGTTAGTATAAGAAATTATCTTTTTCCTCACTTCGTTGTATAGATCTGTTTCTTCTTTCAATAAGTTTCGGACTTTATGCTCGCCTTGACCTATATTTTCACCTTCATAACTAAACCAAGCTCCGTTCTTATCAATAATACCAAGACTAGTAGCTAGAGTAAGTACTTCCCAATAAACATCAAACCCCTTTCCATAAATCAAAGGAAGTTGTGCTGTCCTATAAGGTGGAGCTAACTTATTTTTAACTACTTCCATCTTACAGTGATGACCAATAGGCTCACCAGAAATATCATCTACAATTCTATTAGATTTATATTCAGCACCTTTAACACATATTCTGCCGGTTGCAAAAAAGGGAAGTGCTTCTCCACCGGTTGGTGTTTCTGGATTACCAAAACCTCCAATTTTATGTCGAATTTGGTTAATAAAAATTACAAGTGTATTAGTTTCGTTGGCTATAGGAGTCATTCGTCTTAGTGCTTTACTCATTAAACGCGCATGAAGAGCTATAAAATCATCATTAATTCCAGCTGCTGCTTCATTCTTTGGAATAAGAGCACTAACTGAATCTATTATCATTAAATCAACATCTCCAGTTCTAATTAAAGTTTCTGCAGCATCTAGATTCTCCTCACCAGAAAAACCTTGCACTATCAAAATATCATTAATATTAGCACCCATGTTTTTCACCAAACTAGGATCAACAGCATGCTCTGCATCAACAATTGCTACAGTTAGATTTCTCTTCTGCGCTTGAATTAAAACGCTTAAAGCCAAGGTAGTCTTACCGCCAGATGGACTACCATAAATCTCATAAATCCTCCCTCTTCCAAAACCACCTCTTCCCAAAGCAATATCTAGTCCTAAACTACCACTAGAAATTGTAGGAATAGTCATGTCGCCATGATCACCAAGATAACTAATAACATTACCATACTTCTTCTGAATAGCTTTCTTAGCTATATCAAAACTGGAAACCTTAGTAGTTTTTTGTTGGGCAGAGCCCTTTTTACAGGGCTCTGTCTTTTTATTTTTCTTAGCAGACATCTATATAAACTCCTTTATTGTTTGGAACCACTTCCTGCTTCATCACGAGAAATATCAACTGCCATAGTCTTCTCGTCTCTATCTCTTCTACTCTTTCTAATATTAGCACACTCTACAGAAGTACTATCATCATATAAGAATGAGAAAACCTGCTCTTCCAAGAAATTATAAATCGAAGTGATCGGAATAAAATAAGAAAGATGTGTAATAGCGTCGGCTGAAAAACCACCCATATTTACAGCAATCCTACTAGGAATACCAATAAACTCATATGTATCAGCTAGATAAAGAGACCCACCTGAATTACCATAAATAGTAGGTGCTGTGGAAAGCCAATACGGATAATTATCAATGATATCCGTAAAACCAGTCAAATTACCCTGAGATGCGAGTGGTGGATGACCCATACCACAACCTACAGCATAAACATCCATGAACATTCTCAGTCGCTGCTTGTGTTCATCCTTAGGGAACACACTTGCTACATACTCAAATTCTTTAGAAGATCTAACCCTAAGAAGTGCTAAATCCATATCCTTATCATAACACATAATTTCTGCTTTGTATGCACTATGACCACTTTCCCAAGATCCATACTCAAAATTAAAAAGCTCTACTGTACAATCCGCCAACACATCAGTCTTGACTTCTCGCTTCAGAAGAGTACTCCACTTCTTTTCTACACGGATGTTATCATTGATAACATGGCAATTAGTAAGAATATATGTTTCATATCCTTCTTCTTTGCTATCTTCTGGAACTGGTTTACTATAAATAACTGTTCCGGAACCGCCTGCCTTTTCCGTTCTTACTCTAACTGTAGGATAAAGTAAATTTTCATGTTCTTTTTCCTTAAGATTTGCTTCCATACTAAAATCCTCCTTCCACCTTTAATTTTTTAAAAACTCATCTAAATTCCCAAAACCCTCTGACTCTGACTCATACTTCTCATCCATTTTCTTAATACGTTTTTGCCTCCTTTCTTCATCTTCTTGTAAGCGTTTCTTATTAATTATTTGAATCGCTTTATCAGTAATCCAACCACAATTATTTTGACCTAAAATACCAAGCGAAATGGGTATTTTAAGTTTAAACTCTTCTTCATGTTCAAAAATAGTTTCTATTATTTCAGCACACTCATTCATAGACTTTTCTTTGCTATACCCAGTAGCTTCCATTCTTGATTTAACAAACCTACTCGTAATAGCTCTATCTTTTTGTAAATTTCTATAACTATTAACAAGTTCTGGATGCTTACTATCTGAAAAACCATAAAAAAGCGTCCGTAAATCATCAAGCTTTTTTATATTATACTTATTTTTCCTAGGCTCTACAACTTTAAATCCATTATACCTTAAGTAGTCAACGCATGCATCAGTTAGCATTTCAAACGATGTGTTGGCATCGCCAAAAAGTTGTACTTGTTGTGTTTCCAACCAACCGTTATGTATATTCTTTAAAAATTTTTCAAGATCACTTACAGACACTATCGTCTCCTAATTGGTGTAATCAAAGCTTTTTGATTTTTAAAATTACCAGAATCAAAGATAAAAACTCCATTATCGTCTGTAAACTTTATCAATATTTTATCATCATCTATAGCTTCTATAGTTTGATATAAAAGTTTGCCATTAATATCTATAACAAATCCATCAGAAGATTCAATCCCAAAATCACACTCAAATTCAGTATTATCACTACTAAGTTTTATCTTATTATCTTTAATTTTAAACGTCAACCTATTATGGTCTTCATTGTCAAGCAGGTCCAAAAACGGTATTATTATACCCATTATTGCATCTTTACTAACAACCATTGTTTTTTCAAATACGTTTAAAACTGGTTTATAATTTGGAAACGTATCTCCTATTACCAAACGACCTGAAAAATTAACATTATCAAATTTTGCTCTAATATCAGTACCATCAATCTCAATAAATACCTGCGTTTCTTCACCAACAGCTCTTTTTAAACCCATCACAAAATCATATTGTATAAGATAGTCAACATCTTTCAAACCACTACTGTTTTCTACTTTATACTCAGAAAGAACACGGCCGTTTGTACCACAAAAAAATAGGCCTTCATCACGAAATGAAAGATTCATTCCATGTAGGCCTCTGGCAAACGCCATATTACCACTAGTATCCATAGCATAAATAACTTTACTAGCGGCCTTCTTAAACATATTTGAATTTAATATAAACTGTGATTCACCAAAAGGTTTGGGCATTTTGAAATATGCATCATTCAATGAATCAAGCTTGGTATCACCTTTAGAACTTTCGCCTGTCTCATAAACTGTATCAACAAAAACTTTTACCTTGTCTCCTTTTTTTACCAAATGAATATCCTTTGTGCCAAACTTTTCATTCCACGGCACAAAAGAATTAACAAACGGTTTCAGTTTTCCATAGTAAATTACAGACGAACCAGGTGAATTTACAACGATTCCTTCTGAGGAAAGTATTGAAATTGCAGTAGAATTATTATTGGAGATAAATTTAACAGTATTATCATCATTTGCCTCCATTAAAACTTGTCCACCAAAATCGTGGGCATTGACCTTAGCAGTTACACCAAGCAAACCTACAACTTTCTGTAGTTCCTTGGTCTCAATCCGAAAATCCATAACTCTAATCCTTTCTTTGTTTATAGTCTATACTTATAAACAGGTTAGTTAATTCCTTTCTAGTCTTTTTCCTTTAATTATAAACATAATACATATTTTTGATTTGTCAAGGAATTTTTTCATTTTTTTTTCTAAATACATAAAAAAATAGCACCTATTAAGTTGTGACAAATAATAAGCACTATTTTCTACTTGTCAAGTTATTTTTTCTATATTGTTGATGCTGCCAAGGCATTTCTGGCAGGACTTGGCATATCTGTTTTAGAAGTCCACGTGTCTGGGTTGTATTCGTCTGTATCTCGTAATGCATTTCCTCCACCATCGCCGCCACCAAAAAGATACCCTTTATC